TGGTAAATCTTGTTGTCTTTGAGCAATCATCTCGCTCTGTTGTGTACCTTGTATCTTAGTACGTTTGTCTTTTCTGTCTTCTGCAGAATTCTCTTTTGATCTCATAGCTTCAACTTCCATGTTTTTAAGTTTCATGTTGTATTGAAATTCTAATTCCATCAATTCTTTCTTTGCGCTAACCTCTACTTGTATTCTTTGCTGTTCTATCTGGCCTTTCAATTGTTCCAGCTGAGACTTAGTTGCAAATAAAGCTTGGTCTTTCTGAACTTCAGCTTGAGCTGCCACTTGTTGAGCCTGTGCGTTTGCTTGTGCTTGAGCCTGTATATTGGCTTGTTGCTCTGCTTGCAATCGTTCTTGACGTTTCTTTTGCTTAACCTTTAGCAATTGATTAGCTAATTTTAAGTTTTTAACTTCACGAATATCGATAGCATCTGATAAATCTATTAATCCTGCCTGCAAAGCTGTTTGCACATTGTTTTCTAATACCTGTTTTTGTTCGTCATCTGGTCTTAATTCTAAGAATATACCAAAGTCATGCAAATGTAATTCATTTAGTTCTTCCAAAGTAGCTACATTAAAAGCTCCTATTTTTTGTATAAAAGCCTCTTTAGCTGGATGGTATTCTAATATATCTGATATCCTAAGTGATAAACACTCCGCCGTTTCTTTTGTTAAAAACAAACCAGCATCTAATATATGTCTTGTAGCTGTATTTGAATTTGCTGCTGCCATTTTTTGAATACCAACTAAAGCTCTTGAATCCTGCGTGCTACCGTCTCTCGCTTCGTTTAGGCCGGTTACATCTCTTATCATTTGTAGATAGTAATTGTAAGTCTGAATTAGTGTAGCCATTTTCTGTCCACCACTACCAGTTTGTATTTCCTGAATAGGAACTTTACCTGGATTCATATCACCGTCTTGAGTAAATGATCTACCAATAACAGATCCTGTTTGAAAGAACATATTAAGCGCTTCTTGAGGATTGTAATTAGTTCCGTTACCTAAGTCAACTTCATTAATACCGTCAGCATCTAAATAAACACCGTCAGGTATCATTCTCTGTAATACTTGCTGCAGTTTTAAATGAGTCAATTGAATCATATCAGCAAAACCAGTACATCTACTAACTATAGACTCTATCTTGCCTTGATACATTCTCGGAGCGGTAATAGAATAATTCATTTTAACTTTAGATGAATCACTCTTGGGCCGCATCATATTCGGAGCCATTTCCCATTTCAATAATAGGTTAGTACCTAATACCATTACCCCCTCGTATAACACTTCTAAAGATCTAGATAGCTTACCGTACTCTGCCTCGTAAGCTTCTATAGGTGGATCATACTGATCATCCCTTACTATTATTTTCGTTGCGCCAGTAGCTGTTTCTTTAACTTTATAAACCTCATTCATATAAGTTTTATAATTAAAATATAAAAGCTGTATAACGTTTGAGTCTCTATTGTTGTTAGAAGAGTTTGATAAGTTCTGGTCGTAAACGCCTTTGTTTTGAGTTCCTTGCTGTTGTATTTGCTCTAGCTGATCCTGTGTTAAATCAGGAAATTGCTTCTTAAGTTCGTTGATAGGTACGAATTTTACTTCACCTACATAATATATATCTTGAAAATAAGGATCTTCCGTGTAGGAATAGACCATGTAAGCCGGGTCTACATATTCAACAGTAACTCCGTTAGATTCTGTAAAATTATTTTTAACAGCTCCAATGCCTAATATAGTTAAATCTTCGTTTATTCTTTTCTTCGTAAGATCGTAATTATTGCTAGTTAGCATAGTATTTATAGCCTCTTCTTCTGCTATTTCAACGCCTTGCTTGTAGGAAAGCTGCATATGCAAATCTAACTCTTCTTCTGAGTCCGGCAATCTGTCAGGTGCATTTTCAAATAAGTTAATACCAAATTGCTCTTGAGCAAAGTTATTCAATTCCTCTGTTTGTAAATCTCTGATTATAGATTCCATATAAGCAGTTCTTTTAGAAACCCCATAAGGATCTTGAGAGTAGGCTGTAATATCGAAACTTCTGTCAGATATACCGTTAACTACTATATCTACAAATTTAGATAAAATAGGTACAGGTTTCCAGTCTAGGTTTAAATAAGACAAATCCCCATTTATAGACATTTCGTTCTTGTACTTTTGTATAGGCTGCTCTCCTCTCGCGTACAGTCTCAAACCATGAAATGTATTCTGATTGCTCCTAAATCTAGTTGTTCCTGAATTACCATCGAACCATTCATTAGTAATTGCTCTACCAACTTGTAGCCCATAATCTTGAGACATTTTCTCTTGATCACTTACAACTTGACTTGGAAAAAAACTATTTGTTACACCTCTAGCCATATTATTATTTTATTATCTCGGATAAATTGCCTTCTTGCTTGTATTTTGCAAATTTAACTTTCATTGTTCTTTTTTGTATTGGAGCATTCGGTCTGTACAAATCTTTATTGCACGCCATCACTGCTAAACCTGAGCTTATTGCTGCATCAAATTTTGTTCTATTATTTATATCAAACTTAGACCAATCATTTAGCGTTTCATTAAAATACATTGTGCCGTAATTTCCATCCGACTTTAAACCTACGTAACTATCAATATACATTTCTATAGCTGACGCATGCGCTTGCTTTATATCTTCACTTGAATTCGGTATTCCACCTATTTCTTTTTCTGTTACTGATAACTTATTCCAAAGTTTATCTGGACGATTCATTGAATACCCACGATAACCTCTTCTTTTAAAATAGTACAAAAGTCTAGGCTTATTATTTTCACATAATAAAGGCATTCCGTAAAACACACAAGCCATTAGCACATCTTCAAAAAATATTTCAGCTGTTTGAGGTCTTGCTACATATTCCAAAAAGAAAGTACTCGGTGGAGCATCTTCCATACTAAACTTAGTTAAACCGTGTAAAGCTCCTTTGGATCCTCTACCGTCAGTTGTTCCGGATATATCATAACTATCACAACCAAAAGCACCCATGTGTTCATTACCTGGATGTCTAACTCCGTTTTTTATTACTTGACGATTTTGAATATTGTAAGAAGGAGTCCATGTTATTAAAAACCTACCTTGAGGATTTGGGCTAAACACTACTCTAGAGTCTTTTATCCCATTTTCCCATTGAAAACTTCCTCTTGTTACAACATTGCTATTAGCTAAATCTTCGTTGTAATCTATTTGTTCATATATTTTTGCTAAGTTAAAGATACTGTTTTTAGTCTCATCTCTAAAAGCGTGTTCCTCTGTACGCGGGAATTGTCTGTAATATTCATTTAAAGCGTCCTGGTCGCCTTTTAATCCATCAGCTTCATTATTCCAATGCTCTATGACCCCAACTTCAATAGGGTCTCCGTGTGGGCCTTCACAATCTTCAGGTGGGGTATTGAATACAGGCATCCCATAAGCATCAATGAATCCTTCGTAATTCCATTCCATAGGAATGAACAAAGAATATAATCCTGAGCGAGTCTGTCCATTGGCGTTTCTTTTTGTAACATCTGATGTTCCATATAATTTCTTAAAGTTTTCACCTCCTTTGTCAAGCGCATTTGAGGTAGACCCCATCATACACTTACCAATAACTCTTGCCCCTAATCTTAAGGTTGTTTTCGTAACCCTCCAGTTGTTAAGGATATTGTTCGGCCTTTCCCATTTCCCTGATTCGTCGTGAACGAGTAGTTTAAGTTTCTCTCCATCGTACGCATTGTCACCGGTGTTTTTCCAGTCAATCGTGGTGTCAAGACCTGATATGATTTCTTTAGCTTTATTATTGTCGAGTTTTCTCCTGGTGAGCTTCGAGGCGGGTACACGATAGGCAAGTTCTGTCTTTGGTCTATCCATTCCGTCTTGTACTGGTTTAAAGAAAAACGGGTAGTTGACTGATATCGGTACAACTTTATCAGTGAACATTTTCTTTGCATCGGAACCAGATTTGGACAAAATCCCGAATCGTGCATCGCTTGATATGGTTGCCATATTAACTGCCTCCCCAGACGCCATGAATGAAAATCCTGAACGTCTATTCTTGAGATAGCACATGCCATAACTCCTTTTGTCTGCTTTGCAAGCTTCCCAGAATATATAGAATAATCTATTTGATTCTCGAAATTCTGGCTTCCCAACATCAATCTTGGACCACTGCAAGTACATAAAATGAGTACCAGTAATGTAAGTATCCACATTCTTATTATTGAACCAGTGACCGTTTTCTCTTTTATTAAATTGCTCATCTATATATATCCCCCATTTGATTTTAAATTCTTCTGGATAATCCCTCCAGTCAAATATACTAGTTATAGACTTTAGTTCCCTAGGATATGCCTCAGGCGCCCATCTGTCTGTTTTTTTGTCTATTTTAGGAGGGGCTTTTGGTAAAGCAATCCTAAGATTTTGTATTTCATATATTTCCCCAATTTGCCCAGTCTTACTTATAACAACAACATCATGCTCTTTGTTGTATCCATAATCCCACTTCTTTCCTTTATTTAATCTAGAAATAGTAGTTAGTTTTATAGGTGTTACAACCTTATATAAGTTTTGAGTATACATTACTTTGATTTCCTTTCAGCAAAACCTTTAAACTCGACTGCTTCAATTTCTTTTCTTGGCTTATTTTCTAGTATACGTTCCTCTTCTTCTATACGGTTTAATATTTCAAAAGCGTCGAATATAGCTAACTTTTTAGTTGCGGCAGCATTTTTTAATTTATCAGCTGTTAGGTCGTCTTCAGAATCTATTATAGGCTCTTTAGCAACTTTTATCAGCTCTTCAACTGCCACTTGCCCAGCTTGGATTATATTCTTCTTCGTTTCCTTGATATTCATATTTGATTGTGATTGAATTAACGGGTACTCGGTATAACCTCTGCCCTTCTATTACAAATTCGTATTCCGAACTCGGTTTAAAACCTACTAATGATTCTTCTTTAATTTCATCATTACCAAATTTTACAATACCTATTAATGGTTTTTCAAAATCTACAGAAAACATTTTGTCTTCTTTTATAGGTTTAACAAAACAGAATCCTTCCAGAGCTTTCCATTCACCATCTCTTTTAAACGCATATATTTGATCAGCTTGAACAGTATAAACATTTTCGCTTAAATAATTCTTACTATCTTTTTCCTTGCCTCTTACATCTCTAAATCTTCTAAATACATTATGATGCACAATTACGTCGTCACCTTCTTTTAGCTCTTCATTGCCAACTAATGGTAGATTCAATATTGTACCCACTCTATTAGTATAGCTGTGATTTTGTAAATCTGTATTAAGTAATAATGTTTGTCCCCCTATTTCTTTAGAACCTGTGGTTCTATTCCCTTTAGGTGATACTAAATAATTAAAAACACTCTGCATTCTAGTATTTTAAATCATACTCGATGGATACAGACATGTTTTTATTGAAGTCTTTCCAAGGCATTATAGAATCGTTCTTTGTTATATATATAGAGTACTTGTCTTCCTCTTCTAAAATATGAGCTATAGTATGACCGCCATACACTTCCTGTCCAACAGAATAGTGCATAGCGTCATTCTTATAGTCTTTTCCTATGCTTATCTTACGAATTAGGTGCATCAGTAATAATACCTGTATTTAAGTCAATATTAACAGCTCCGTAAATTTCTTCTAAACTTTTCTGCATATCTTTCAACGCGCCAGACTTTATGGATATTGAATGCAATAACTCATGCTTGTGAGCTTCTACACCTCCTATCTGCAATTGCACCTCGTTGATATCATTAACGATTGTCTTTAAGTCTTTTAATTCTGTTTCAGTTAATTTAACTTCTTGATTTAATTCTTTTACTTTACTCATAATAATTTAATTTAATTGTTACTATTTGGTTTTTGTATATGGAAATGCTTTATTTAGCGCTTCTTTTCTTTTGTTACATCCGCAATCTCCAGGAAGCTTATCTACTATAGCCTTGATCCCTGTTGCTTTTGTAATTTTTTCTATTGTGTCTCCTAGTCCTTTTGATTCCATTAGCAGTTCCATTTATCTAAAGCTAACTTTTTTCTAGTTGGCTCCCCGTTAGGTTTTTTCATAGCTCCAGGCATTCCACCCATTCTGGCGCAAAATGATTTTCTACGCTTAGCATCTTTACTACCTTTTTTAAGTTTAGAAGGCTTTGTTGTAACTGCTGTTTTTAATTTAGATCCAGGATTGTCTCTTTTATAAGCGTCAACACCTTTTTGATTTAAACCACCAGTTTTAGATTTACCTTCTTTACGTGTCCACGCTGCTGTTTTTTTAGCGGGTGACGCTTTATCTACAGCTTTGCTTACCAAAGAACCGATTACAGCTTTACCAGCCATAGCCAATAGAGGCGCTATTTTTGCAGGTGATTTTGCACAACTTCCTTTTTCCTCCTTCTTTTTACCAGGTACTGGAGAATACCCTTCCCAGCATCTTTTTAATACTGGGGATTTAGGTTCTTGCTGGTATGCCATTATTTAAAGTATTTCATTTTTAAAGGCGACTTCTTTTTAAAGAAATCTGGTGTTTTCTTTGGTAACACCCCAGATAGTTTTTCAGTATCTGTAGCTTTTGTTTTGGCTATCTCTGCAAAATTTATAGCCTTTGATGAATTTACCGATCCTTCTTTAATAGCTTTATCTTGTGCAGTTTTTCCTCCTACATCACTTAACTTCATGTCTCTCTCTGCGTCCAGTACATCTTTACCACTTTTAGTACTTATGTTTTGCTTAGACTGTCTTTTTACGCTTTCATTCTCACCTGTAGAAACAGCTAAATTGTCTTTCGCTTGTTGCCCTTGTCTTTTTAATCTTTGATCTCTTTTATTGTATTTTTTACCCGAACCCTCTATAGCATTACCATCTTTGTCTTTTTTTATAGTGGAAGGATCAATAGCTCCTGATCTACGTAGATTTCTATCAACTTTCCTTTGAGCAGCTTTCTTAGTTCTAGCTGTATGCTTTCCAGCTCTAACAGTGTTACGTCTGTCTAAAGAAGTTTGAGCATCACCTTTATCTCTAGTTTTGTTTGCCGTAAATTGATTGCTTGTTGTAGTCTCTCCTTTAACTATTTCTTTTTTCTTTGTATCTGGTTTAAATACTCCAGTACCTATGGTGTTGTTAGCTTTACCCTCCTTAGTTGGGTTAAGCGTGCCATAAGTTTTCATATTGTAAGCATTCACTTCTTCTTGAGACACCCCTACGTCAGCCGCCGTTTTAATTCTGGTTTTTTCTTCTCCAGGAACATTAACTTCTTTTTCAGTATCTGGAGCGGTTTCAGTTTTAAGAACATTAACACCTACTTTTGTTGATTCTACAGGTTTATCATCATTGTTCTGCTTAAATGGAGAAGCCTTCATAGAATACCCTCTCATCTTACTTGGTGATGGAATATCTTTAGTCTGATTGTTTCCGTGAACGCCGGCAGGACCAACGTTTAATAAAGGTTCTTTCACACCTTTCTTTTGATTAAATAAGCCAGTGCTTACTCTTGCCGTGATCGGCGTGTTTTTACTACCTTTAATTCCCATTGTGATTAGTTATTAGTTTTTAAAATTTCAGTGTTGGTGCTTCCATGTCGTCCATCGGATTAGTGGCTCCTAAATTTGTATCAATTTTTTTAGCTTTAGGTACATCTAATGCTTCTTGCTTTTCCTTTGTTTTTTCTGGAGCTAAGTCAGCGGTTTTACCTTTTGCACTTTTATCAGGTTGATTAAGAGCGCCTCCTACAATAGATCCAACGTCTACAAATTCCTTGTTAGTATTTGCAGCCCCGTCAACCAATGCTTGGTTCATCTTAAGTGGTGAGTTTTTAGCTCTTGCTGTAATAGGTAAACAAGTCTTTTTAGCAGGGCTTCCTAAATTACCGCTGTAACCATCCTGAAAATAAGCTTCACCTCCATAAAAGTTTTTACTAATTTTAGCAGGAGATCCTATACTATATCCATTGTTGCCTTTAACCCCTAATCCCTGGGGGCCTATCTTTTTAGCTGGAGACGTATTTCTTTTATTAAAAGAACTCATAGCTTGTTTCAAAGATACATCTTCTCCGCCAACACCTTGACGGTCGCCAGCTGCAGATTTGTCTTGAAATCCAGCTTGATTCCTGCTTTTAGTTTCTTTATTTAACCCACTAGCTTGACCTCTAAATGTTATTGCCATAATTATGATTTTTTATATGCTTCGTTTTCCCATTCAAAATCAGGATGCCCTTCGTTCATGGTAGCTCTTTTGTAAACTCTTGCTGGTGATCTTGTATCTCTTTTCCAAGTTACAGAATCTTCAGAGTATTGTAATCTCCCTTGAGCTAGTTGATCTAAGTGAACCTTTTCGTGTTCTACAGCACCCTCAACCTCTTTATCAGAAAGTTTATTGCTTACGAAAATTGTTCCGTCTCTGTTAGCTTCAGCTTCAACTCCATCCTCTAAATCGTCTTTAACGATCACAGGTGTTCCAAATTGAGAAGTCTTTTCGTGAATACCAAACACATCACTATGAGATTTAAGCTTGAATGCCATTATACTTTTCTGTCTTGACCGCCTCCTGAAGCGCGCGTTCCCGCTTTACGCATAAACTTACTGGTTTCTTTAGGTTTTACATAACCTTCATCACCCGGTTGCTTTGGTTTGGTCACTTTAGTAGAAAGTGCTTTTCTAATTTTAGCTGGTGATGGGGCTGGTTTTGGTGTTTTTTCATCTTTCTTATTGCTCCCTTTCACTAACTTCTTTTTTTCGTACGGAGGTAAAGCAACGTTTTTTCCATCGGGTCCAAAAACAGAGTTGTCTTTCATTTTCTTCTTCTCAGAGACAGTCATGTTTTCTGCTGCAACCATTTTTTGTTTTGCTGGTGATGTTACAGATCCCCTACCTGCTCCTAAACTGTTTGGTCCAATTCCTTTTCCGTTGTTTGCCATTTTATTGTTTTTAGTTTATCTTTCTTTATCTTTTATCATATCGTCAATAGCTTTGTTGTAAACCTTATCCGTGTATGTTTTGTTCTTGTAAAAGGTACTTCTAGCAGACGTTGGTAAATCCTCTTCTCCTAGTAGTATCCTGTAAATTCTGTTTATTAAACTTTTACATTTATAAGAGGTACTATATATATTAGTCTTCATAGTAGTCCTATTCCTTTTTCTCCAAACATCAATCCATCCCTCTCTTCTTAATCTCTCCCATCTTGCTTTATCCCAAGAGTATGTATAAACACCGTCTATGAAATCATTACGTGTAAATTGCTTTTTGCAATCCAAATATATTAATAATTCAATGTCAGCGTCTTTAAGGTCATAAGTTTTACAGGCCCATTTTCTAACAAGCCTGTAATACTTAAGTAGATTCATTTCTCTTAAATCACTTGAGTCTAGCTTCATTCCACTAAAACTACATCCCCTATAGTAATTACAAAATACAATTTATCATTCCACTCTATCCCGTGTCCTGCGTGTTTATCGTATCTAACAACATCGCCTTCTTTAAGAAAATCTATTTTATCGCCTACGCTAATTATGTTACCCTTTAAGTACCTAACGTCGTGGTTTTGGCTTTGTGTTATTTCAAGTCCTCCTACTGTCTTCGGAGCTTCTTTAATTTTGTCGATTATAATAAAGTGATTAATTGCTTTCAAGAGATCTTACGTTTGAGATTATACAATCTGCGGATATAATTGTCTTTACCACACTAACAGCGTTTTTAAGTGCTGATTTTGTAACCAAAACCGGATCTATAATACCAGCTTTAATCATATTAACTTCTTTACCTGTTTTAACGTCTATACCTCTATTTTTTATAACTTGCTTCTTGATTTCAACAATACCAGCATTATCTAGTATGGTGTAATAAGGAGATCGTATAGAATCTAATAACAACTTGTATCCGTCATCTTTAGGTTTGATCTTGTTGGAAGCATTTAATAATGCAATTCCGCCGCCCGCTACTATTCCTTCTATTAAAGCCGCTTTTGTAGCGTGTAGCGCATCATCAACCCTATCTTTTTTTTCTTTCAGTTCAACCGCTGAATCAGCACCTACTTTAATAACACCAACTTTACCAGTCAGCATAGACAATCTTTTTTCTAATTTTGTTTTTATGTAAGCGTTTGTTTCTTTGTCGATCTTAACTTTAACCTCTTCGATGCGCTCTGTTAAATCTAAAGTACTATCTTTGATTTGTAAAATAGTGTTTTTAGCGTCTGTAACGGACTTTAAAACTTCACCTAGTACATTAACATCTAAAAGGTCTAAGTCGTCACCAAGCTCTTCATCTACGACCGTAGCGCCTGTTAAGATAGCTAAGTCTTGTAATGTATCTGCTTTAGTTGGTCCAAACCCTGGAGGATCCACAATATTGACCTTTATATTACCTTTAACTTTGTTTGCTAATAACGTAGCGAATGGCTGCTGCTCAAGTGGAGCTACAATTAATAAGCTTCGTTTAGTTTTAACTACATGCTCTAATATGTTTTGTATTCTACGTATATTAGGTATAGGTGAACTAACTATTAAAACCAACGGTTCTTCTAGCACAGCAACACCTTTATCTTTGTCTGTTAATAGATGTGTAGATTTTATACCTGATTCAAACTGTGTTCCTTCAACAAACTCAACATATGTTTCATTTGTTTCAGAGTCTTCCATTAAAACAACTCCAGTCTTACCAACTCTTTCGAACGCCTCTCCAATCTTGCTTCCAAGTTCTTCGTCGTTGTTGCAGCTAATGTAAGCAACTTGTTGTAGCATATCACCCTCAACTTCAATCCGGGTATTATCAAGGTAAACAGTAATTTCTTCAAGACATTTATCAACGCTTCTTTTAATATCTCTAATTTGTGCTTCACCTTTGTATTCGTTTATGTTCTTTAATAAAGAAGACGCAATAACGGTAGCTGTTGTAGTACCGTCACCTGCTTCCCTTACTGTATTACTAGCCGCCTCCTTTATAAGGGTTGCACCTATATTTTCGACCGGATCCATTAAGACTACGCTTTCTGCAACGGTTACTCCGTCTTTTGTTATAACCGGTCGGCCCATGGCGTCTTCGTATATCACGCATTTTCCAGAAGCCCCTAATGTGGACTTTACTGCGCTTGCTAATTTATCGACACCGGACATTATTTTGTTTCTACCTTCGTTTCCGAAGCTTAGATCTTTTACGATCTGACTAGGTAAATTGAATTCCATTTAATTTAATTGATTTAATTTGATTGTTAAGTTTATTATTACGTGATTTATTTACTTTTTTACTATATGACCTACTTTTTCCGCTCCTCTTGATCCAAAGTATGCCACATATACTGTTATTGTTAATGTTTTTAGCAATCCTATCCATTCGTCACTAACCGTGAAGTCCACATAGTTGTGACTATCTACCCATATTAAAGCCATGGTCATCACTGTTAAGAATATCAAACTTAATGGTCTAGTGTTTTTTGACAGCCAAGAATCAGATGCCATATCTGCAACCCATCTTTTTGTAACCTCCTGCATCTCAATCATATCTTGCTCTAACAATTTAAGAGCAGTTTCTTTGTCTATAGGAGATAATTCTTTATCACCTTTTATAAGATTCTTCACCATACCTAATAAGCCCTTATCAGGCAGAACTTCAGCTATAGAATTAACTACTCCTGATTTCCCTAATAGAAACTGACCTACCTTGGTGTCTTTAAACTTTTTTCTTTTCATATTTAAGATTCTACAACAGCAACTGGTTCTCCAATTGTTAAGGTAACAGAAGTAGGTTTAATCATCTGTTCTATTTGAGAAGCTATGTTAGCCTC